TGTTGTAATACCAGCACTTGGCGCTGTTGTCAATGTAGTAGAGTCATTGAACTGAATCCCAGTACTGTGGACGACCAATTGACCTGAAAGTGTACCACCAGCAAGAGGAAGAGCGGCAGAAGCAGTTGTTGATACACCAGCAATAGAAGAGTTAGTATTAGCAAGGTCTGCCGCTTGCTTTGCTTCTTGTGTATCCAATGCTGACTGAGTAGCAGTGTTTAATGCACGGATAGCTGTGTTAGTAGCAGTCAAATTCGTATTTAGATTAGCAATTGCCAAGTTAGTGTTTGCAAGTCCACCACCAGAGGCAACAGAAGCGATGTAGGCATTAGTGTTTGCCAAGTCTGCTTTTGAAGATGAGTCTGAAACGAGTGCTGATAAGGTTTTGAGTGAGTTAATATCACCCATCATTTGTAGAACGGTATTTGAACTTGTCAATGCCGCTAATTGAGTTGAGACTGCTGAAGGTGTTGCCATGATAGTTACCTTTCTTTTTTAACTATTGCTATCCAATTTGTTTTTAAGCGAAAGAAGTAGATTTTCAATATTTAGTAAACGATTATCCAAGTGTTCAATCTTCTCTTCCATATTATCGATCTTTTTAAATTGACCTTTGCGACTTTTATAGGCTTGTAATGCCGTTTTATTCACGTTCAAAATAGCGTTAGTTTCGGAATCTCTTACGAGGTCGGAACTTTCTTCTACTTTCAAATACATTTTCTTACCCTTAAATCTGAAGCGCAATGGCTCTTAAATCTTTCACTCTAGGAACCACATGGGAACCAGTAGAAGTACGAAGCACAATTTTCAAACTGAAGTACTTATATGTATCAAAATGAGCATTCGCAGAATTATAATATCTTACCACACTATTGTTTCCACTAAAGTTAAATGCACCCAAAGAGGTAGCATTCGCTGAAGGGAAACCGTACTCCAACTCGACAAAGTTATCCTTATTGACAATGCTGGACACAGTGTTCGCAGCACTCTCTTGGTCTAACTTAGTATAATGTTTGTCACGGAAGTCGTCAGGATCTTCAGCGTTCTGAATACGAGCATAAACGTCGATTTCTGTACCGACTGGTTTGTATGCTGATAGAACTACTCTGATATCTTCTGCTTCTTGACCATCCGCTAAAACAATTTTCTTTGTGATATATCTTGATTGGGCGTTACCGAAGTTCCCAAACTCGCCAGTATTATCATTATTTATAATATTGTGAACTGGGATAACTGACTTGGTTCTGCCCACATCAACGACTGGTGATAGACGATCTGAGCCAGAAGTCATTGTACCACTTAATCGAAGTGTCTTACCACCTCCAGTGTTATTGACTTCATTTGTTCTGCTTGCGATAATTCTTTCACCACCCACAAAGTCATTATTCTCGAATGCTTCAATGGCAGTCTGCTGTTGCGAGATAACATAGTTGTTTGCTGTGGTATTTGCTGACCATGTAATATCTGTGTCAACATACTTAGCAAAGGATAATTTAGGTACGAGTACATCGTATTTGTAATCTTTCAAACTATAGACCTGTGCGAAAGCATTACTGACCTGACCACGATAGAAACCATCATCAATAGTCGTATTTGATGTAAAGTTACCAGATGAATTGTTGGCAACAATCTCATTACCAGATGGATTATAGTATTGAATAAATCCAGTAGCAGTGTTTGGTGTAAAGGTATTGACTACACCAGTAAATGTGCCAGCACCATTAGCAAAGGTGATAGTGGAACCATCTGCGATAGAACCCTTCATGTCAACCTTGATAGTTGGTGTAGCCGTCGTTGTTACCAACTTACGAACCTTACCAGTGTTAGAACCGATAGTGACCGTATCATTGACTGCAATCGTAGCAGCATTAGAGGTCATAAGAACGACTGCTTCACCTCTGATCTTCTCACCGATATTGAAGCGAGTGCCAGAGAACTGTGTAGCATTTAGATATTCGTCATTGTCATTGGTGTATACGATATTACCAGTTAAGGTATTGTCGAAGTTTGCACGCCAGATAGTAAACTGAATATCTTGGTTCTGTCTTGGTGTATATGTTCTATCGTTAGCAGATGTGAACAACATACCGACTGCTGGTTGCTGGTCGATAAGAGCATTTTTTGTTACATCAGTACCACCAAGTTCAGCAATCCACAAACGATAGTCTGGATTTGAACCATCTGGCTTTACAACGAATGCATATTCTGTATCACCTCGTAGATATACAGGCTGGTCAAAGTAGAATGGTGTAGGTGCGTTTGCAGTATCAGAGATATTTATATCTTCTGGTGCGAGACGCTTGTAACCGAATGGTACACGAATAGCAGTGATTTGCCCGTTGATAACTTCACGGAGTTCAATAGCAATACCAGACGTTGAACTTTTCTGTTGGAAATATAGGTCGATACAAGAGACGAAGAAACCATCAGCACCTTGACCGAATGGGCTGTCAGCAAAGTCTAGGTTTTCAAACTCGTAGTCACCAACACGGAATGTCTGTGCGACTGGATCTTTATGTGCCTGAAGACCGCTAAACGTTGAAGTGGTTGTCCGTCGCTCGCTGACAGTATCTTGTGACACTCTTGCTTCACGAGTATTGAATGTGATACCACGCTGTGAACTTGCTAGACCAATAGAGGTGTAGTTAGTAACAGCAGAAGTTGTCTCAGTACCAGTTTGTGTTGCTGTATTAGCAATGTCAACCAGTTTGAATGGACGCTCACCTTGACGGAACTTCAATGATGCATTGTTAGGAATAACAAAGACACCGAATACATCACCATCTGCATTTGTTTCTAAAGCACCACCAAGACCTGCTGTGTTTGCAAACTCTTTAGTAGTGGGTGCAACGAAATCATTGACTAGAATATCATCAAAGTATGGGAATACACGAGTGTTTGGTTTCATGCCTGTAGCACGGAACTGAACTAGACGTGACCGCATGAATGGTACGATATCAGTGCGAGTTAGGAATGGACCAGACTTTTGAGTGCGATTAAATACATCGACGTTTAACCGAGTACCAGTACGAACCTGATCTTGAGCAGTTGTTACAATAACATCATCGATAGCATTATGTGAACCTTCGAGATTATCACCCAGAGAGCCAGTGCCGCCCCTTACGAAAGCAACACCTTTTACTTCTCTACTAATTTCTTTAGGGTCACCATCATCATTCCATTCATTCCATTGTGTACCCCATGCGTCTTTTAGGGTTTGCCAGTTCGAAGCAAGGTCAAGATCCCACTGTACATCTGGTTGAGTTGTTGTGTCAACCCAATGATCTGCTTCTGGAAACAAATCAAGATTACCAACCCAGTTGAATGACAATTCACCGACAGGGTTGATTGTTTTAGAAGCCCATGGCTGGTCAATGTGAATTTGATGGGTGTAAGGTAGAGTTACCAAATCGCCAGCAGTAGCATTCTGAACTGTTGACGTGGTTGCCGTATCAGCAGAACCATCTTTCTTCAGAGTAGCAGATGTGGTAAATGCACCGCTTGCATTGTGTAGATACAATCTGACAATACTACTGTTAGCAACGACGGTGCGAACTGTACCCTGTGCAGTTGCTGAACCAAGTGAAGAGCCGAGATAGACAACATCACCGTTTTGATATGAATTGGTGTTTGCCGTTACATCAAGTCTGACCTGTTTACCTTCTTTAGTGACATTGCTTGAAAGTGCACTATTGAAAGAGATGTCAATATTCTGCGAATCAAACTTAGGTCTTAGTTCACCCTTGACTTTATCAATAGATGAAAAGTATGATGGGTCTGACAAGTCAGCATTGTTATGACCGAAGAAGGCATCTACAAAGATACCATTCTTGAATCGGTCAAGACCGTTTTCATCAGGAATTGCTAAGTCTCTTGCTGCCTTCTCAAGAACATTCAAAGCAGTATAGTATTCAAGACGGTCAATCCGAGTTGAAATATCTGAAATGTCTTCCATGGTATAACGACGATGGAAGAATGGTTTGACCTTGACTGCTAAATCAACACGAGTGCCTTCAGTCTGTGGGTCAATAAAGTTGTAAGCATTCTCCAGTGATAGTGATGGGAATGGAGGAATGTTTAGCAATGACAGAGACATTGATTCTGCTGGTTCTAATGGTGGGAATGGTTTATCGGAAGAAATACCCTTGATTACTTTCTTCTTACCATCTTTACCCATAACCACTCGGTCAACACGAGGTAGATAGTGAATAAGATCTGAACTGAATGTCTCATCAGGAACAGGTACATATGAACCGTCTGAGTCTACATCGACCGTAGTTGACAATGTGGGGTTGATTGCTGAACCAGCAACCGTAGTAACATTTGTGTTACCAGCAGATGTTACCCGTGGGCGAAAATCAAGCGAGTCACGAAGGTCATATACGTTTCGTGAGGTCTTTGAAGAGAACCGTGGAATCTGTGGTGTAGCAATCGCTGTGTTATTTGCTGTTGACTCGTTTGGATCGACAGAGTATGAATCAACAGAGAAGAACCCGATACCACCAGAACGGTCATGCTCGAAATAATCAATCTCTACAACTAGCAAGTCGGCAGTTGAGAGTGTAAGGCTGCTACCCTCTTTCAATGATAGCAATGAGTGACGATAGATGTTGTCATCAGCATTTCGAATGATTCTAAACTCGGATGTTACTTCTCGATTGTTTGTTGAGTATGTATCACCAATATAGACCTTACGGAGATTGAATACATCGGCAACACCAAGACCATATGGACCAACAGCACCAGCACTATGAGATGATAGATCCAACCGTACAAAGCGACTCTTACGAACTGCTTTGGCAGCACCAACTGCTGTCTCTCTTTTGTTATTGAAGAAAACTGTAATGTTGGTTGAATTGGCAAATGTCTCTTTCAAGTCGATTGAAGCGACTGTACCAGAGGAAACTGTTACTGTTCTTTCTGTACCAGTTGTACCGTTCTCTGTCAAGTCAAAAACATAACCTGTTGGGAAAATCTTATGGACTTCAGCAGTACCTGCACCGTCATTAGCAGCCAAGCAGTGGAATGTCGAATCGTCTACAGTAGCAATAGCAGGATTGGTTGTCATAGAAGTATCACTGGCAATATCAACGATACGAGTTACGATGGAACCTTGACCGCCAGTATTTGACACTGAGATGTAATCACCAACCTTGAAGTTTGTCAGGAATGTAGTATTATTACCAACCAACGTATTTGCTTGTTGAGTATTAGCAACAGCACCGAATACCTGCTTGACAAGACCAGGGACACTAGCAGTCTGTGCAGTAGCACCAGCAACGGCAATGAAGTCACGCTTTTGTGTATCGTTTAGCGCACCGACACCGTATGGAAACTCTTCTGTACCACCAGCATGAACGCCAGAGATAGCAAGCGAACCAACACCAGCAGTGTTGAACGAGATTGTTGCCTTATCACGGAACTGATAAAATGCGTTGACTGTACCAGTGTTTGTCGTGAGTTGTTTGGTTGCCTGGACACCAAGCGAATAAACATTTCTGTTGAATTCTGGGTCTTTGATGACTGCTTTGGTGACAGTAGTAGCAGTTGACCCACCACCTGTTGTACCGATGACGACTGTTTCTAATACAGCATCAGCAAAACTATCTGGACCTGAAGCATTGTTTACATAGAATGAACGGACATCACCGAATGACTTACCAGAAGCAGTCATGTTGATATCAAAGAGATACAAACGAAACTTACCGTCTTTCTGACCCATGATACCAGACTCATACTGCATACCACGAACCTTAGCCGTGCCAATCTCAGCACCAGGAGCAGAACCTGCACCAAGCGCAACACTACCGCTTGTCACAGCAGTAGCAACGGTGTCTCGTAATGAAATAGTCTGAACTGTGGTTGGATCCCATGGACCAACGACTTCGTTTACAATAGCATAGTTACCAAAGTTTGTGGTGACATTTACACCGACTTCATGCTTGGTATCAGTTGCTTTGTCTGTCTCGATAAACTCTGTTGTGAGGGTTTCATTACGATATCCCATGATGTAAGCAACACCAGGCTCAATACCAATAGCAAGTTTGTCCTTATCACCACCTTCACCAGCAGTATAACGACCGAAGTTGCTACCTGTATTCAAATGCTCTTTTACATGAGTATTAATTTGACGTAGTTGATAGTTACCAGACTCTTCGTAGGTTCTCTTAGCAAGTTCTCTACCAATACTGTTGAATACTGTATCATCTCTTACGATACGAACCTTACCACTTTCAACCTCAAAGATTGGAAAGAATGATTCGGTATTAGCAGATGACAAGTTTGAAGAATCGAATAGTGCTTTCTTGGTAAGCGTTGGTGTTAGAACCAAACGATCAGCACCAGGAGCAGAAGCGTTGTATGAACCGGCAGCATTGTCAAGCAGTGTCGTATCTGATGAACTGGTTGCAATGCTCTCTAATACCTTGAAACCAACCTTATATGAAGGTTTGGTTGAATATTTTTCTAGGACAAGCGTTTGAGAAGCAACATTGATGAAGTGACCCTTGGAGAAGATTGTGCCACCACCGACATTGAAGACTGACCCGAAGCCAAACGCACCAGCAGCAATAGTATTGGCACGCTGACCAGTACCACCATCAGCAGGAAGAAATACGAGTTCCTCATTCAGACCAAAAGTTTTATTCGTTTTTGCTGTACCACTGTCAATATACTTGACTAAGAATGTGTTGTAATTAGGTGCAGTTGATTCAGCACCAGAAGCAGTAGAGATAATCTTAGCACGGACACCCGTGGTTGCGCCTTGAATAGTTGCGCCATCGAAGTCTGTAACAGTAATGGTATTACCACCAGCATCGTTATCTCTTAGTTTGATGAATGCAACATTAGCATCATACTGAAAAGCACAACCGTCGATGATTGTACCTTCTTCATAGATGTTATTTCCAAAACGCTCGACTTGGTTTTGAAGAATAGTTTGGAGTTGATTTAATTCCCGTGTTTGAACAGCAAGTGAAGGCTT